ATGCTGGTTAACTTCAATAACGGAATCCCAACCGAAGAAGACCAGACTCTAATCGAGCGCAGGATCGCAGACAAGTTTTCTGGTAGCTCGAATGCTGGTCGATTTATCTTGGCGTTTAACGACAACAAGGAACTCGCAGCAACAATCGAACCCGTACAACTATCGGACGCAAGCGACCAGTACCAGTTCCTGTCTACGGAATGCACCCAAAAGATTATGGTAGGCCACAGGGTGACCTCTCCGATGCTTTTGGGCATCAAGGATAACTCTGGACTCGGTAACAACGCAGAGGAGCTTAAAACGGCTTCTATTCTGTTTGATAATATCGTTATCCGTCCTTTGCAGGAAATGATTTTGGATGCCATCGAGCAAATCCTTTCATTTAACCAAGCGACTCTAAATATCTATTTCAAGACCTTGCAGCCTCTGGAGTTCAAGGAGGAAATTGTTGCTCCTTCTGATGAGGTAGTTGAGGAGTCAACAGGCGTGGAACTTTCAAAGCAAGACAACCGCCCCTTTCTGCGTGATGAGCTTGCTGCGGAGTTGCTATTGAACATTGAGAACCTTGGCGAAAGCGAAGATGAGCTTATGCAAGAGTTTGAGTTAATCACGGCCGACATCGTCGAAGACGAGGAAGCAGAATACGACGTAGAATCATACCTCAACTCACGCACCGACCTTGCAGCACAAGATGAGAGCGAGCAAGATACGGAGCGTTACAAGGTTCGTTATTTTTACGCCATTGGAACAAGAAAGGAACCAAAGGGCGAGAGTCGCTTGTTGTGCCGCACGTTAAGAGCTGCTAAAAGGGTCTACCGCAAGGAGGACGTGGAAGCATTGAGTTCACAGGGCGGGGCGGAAGCGCAAGGAGAGAAGTATAGTGTTTGGTTGTATAAAGGGGGAGCTAACTGCTACCATCGTTGGGAGCGCAGAATCTACCGCAAGAAGTTGACGAAAGAAGGCAAGATTTACGGAGGTGGTACTTTGAACGGTACGGAAATCATCAACGTAAACCAAGCAATTCGTATGGGCTTCCGTCCAGAAAAGAATAACCCGCTTGTTGCTATTGCTCCTATCGATACCAAGACAAGAGGATATAAAAAATAAGATATGCCAACTGCGCTTTTTATCAAACGAGAAGATATTGTACGAAATACAGCAATTTCGGGCAACGTAGATACGGACAAGTTTCTGCAATTTATTAAGATTGCTCAACAGATTCACGTCCAGAACTACACGGGAACCAAGCTGTACGACAAGATCTCAAACGAAATCCTAAACGACACCTTGGCTGGCGACTACTTGGCGTTGGTGGTGGACTACATACAGCCGATGCTTATTCACTTCGCAATGACGGAGTACCTTCCCTTCGCAGCGTACACCGTTGCCAACGGAGGCGTATTTAAGCATATTAGCGAGAACTCAACAAACGCAGAAAAAATTGAAATCGACTATTTAGTTGAGAAGGAGCGAACGATTGCGCAATACTACGCACAACGCTTTATCGACTATATGGCCTTCCATTCAACCGAATTCCCCGAATACAATGAAAACGTCAACGAGGACATCTACCCAGACCGAGACAACCGAGCGTCTTCGTGGGTGCTATAAACCCAAGCAAGAGAATATAAATAAACTACGCAGTTACTTAAGCAAAGATGGCAAATAATATCGGATGGGGGCAGGTCTACTGCTCAACTGAATGGGGAGACGAGGACTACAACACCCGCAGCTTGGGCTTCGATGGTGTGCCTGCGTGCTTTAATAACGCCTACACCTATGCCGAGGCCTACGAGGTTCGTGTCCTTGCGGATAGCGGTATCGTGGAGGGCTTTGAGTGTTTGGAAAATGCAATAGACGAATTAAATTTTAACTGATGAGTAGTTTTTACGATGATGCTTCGCTTGTTGTTATACCAAGCGGCTACAAGACAAGCAAGATTTACGCAGAGAAGCCGACTGATGGCTCTGGCGATTTGACTTTTACCCGTGCTTCGGGTGCTACCCGTGTGGCCAGCAACGGCCTTATTGAGAAGGTGCGGACTAATCTTGCTTTGTATAGCGAAGACCAAACCAACTGGACTGACCAAAACCAAACGAGCGTAACGGCTAACGCTGCTGCGAATCCCCTTAATGGTGCGGTAACCGCAGACAAAGTAATTCCTTCTACGACTACGGACGACCACTATCGGGGTTTGTCAATGGGCAGTATTATTGGTGAATTTACTTCGTCTATTTATGTAAAGGCGGACGGGTATAGCATTATTGATTACGGAGTTTTTAATAGCACTGCCTCAAATTACCCAGTTCGTGCCGTTTTTGATTTGTCAACCCAAACCATCACGCAGATAAATGGTAGTATTTCGTCTATTACTTCGGTAGGTTCGGGATGGTACCGAATTAGTGTTACTGCTTCGGTTGCATCAACCAGCACAATGAGCATTTACCACCGAGTGCGTTCTACGGGAACTTCGGGTAATTATGCTGGCGATGGTACAAGCGGTATGCTTTTGTGGGGTTGCCAATTAGAATCGGGCGTGATAACTCCATATATCGGCCCCACCACCACCGCAGCCGTAAGCGTTGGGCCAGTGAGCAACGTACCCCGTCTGGACTATTTAGGTAGTTCTTGTCCTCGCCTGTTGCTGGAACCGCAGCGGAGCAACCTTTCCAACTACTCCGAGCAGTTTAATAATGCAGAGTGGACAGGCGACCGTTATACAATTAATGCAAATGCAGCAACATCACCAGATGGATATAGTAACGCTGACCTGTTTAGGGCAACAACCGATACGGGAACACACAACTTAAATAAAACGACTTTAATAAATTTAGGAGGGGTAGCTGGCACTATGTCAGTATTTGCTAAATATAACGGATATAACATTTCGTTAAGCATTGCTGGAAGTAGTTTAGCTTGGACTGGTTGTGTTTTTGACCTTCAAAACGGAGTAGCTAAAACACCGCAGCAAGGTGGGCCTCAGACCGCTTGTACTGCTAAAATTGAAAATTACGGCAACGGTTGGTACCGATGCAGCATCTCGTACACGCCATACGCTAGTGGTGCATTTTTTACTTTTTTCGGTTCCGTTTCTTCAGCTAATGCTACTTTGGGTGCCTACGGGCTTGAAGAATACACTGGAAACGGAACGAGCGGCTTCTATCTTTACGGAGCGCAGGTAGAGCAAGGAGCCTACGCCACCAGCTACATTCCAACGCTTGCCGCAAGTGTTACCCGTGTGACCGATGCTGCGTATAAAACATCTATATCAAGCCTTTTGAGCGCATCCGTAGGAACTTTATTTGTGGAAGTAGAGCGTCAAGGCCCGAGCGGTGCGGACCCTGAAAACTTGATTTTTATTAGCGATACAAGTTTATTAAATTTTGTGAACATCGTTTACGACACAACCACAAATAGATACAGGGCGCAAGTTCGTGAAGGCGGAGTTACAACTGGAATAGCCGCTACCACATCGCCATATACGGGAAAAATCAAAATAGCAGCCGCCTGGGAAGCGAATAACCTCGTCCTTTACATCAATGGTGTTCTACAAGCAACCGACACGAGTGTAACCGTTCCAACTGTAACTTTTGATTCATTAGCACTTGGAAGTTATTACGATGGAAGCTATGGCCCTGATTCTTTTAGGGGCTCATTTAGCCAAGCCCTCGTATTTAAGACCCGTCTAACCAACGCCCAACTGGCAGAACTTACCACGCTATGAGCAGTTGGACTTCATTTGATAAGGTACTGCACTTCGTAGGTGGTGCGGTGCTTTATCTTATTTCGGGTAGTATGTTGCTCGTGCTTGTCGCAGCAGCAGGCAAAGAATTAATAGACGAAATACGCTACGGAGGATTTGACTACAAGGACTTGATTGCAACACTATTCGGTGGATTATTTATTTACTTACTATGACATTTTCAAAATACGAGTTTGCTGACTGGGCAACAGCCAAAAAAGCAATAGAAAAGACTACCACCTCACTGGATGGCATCACCGAGACCACGTGGAATACGGAGCTTGTAGTGGCCGTAGTTGAGTTGGGACATATCTGTACCCAATGGGAAACAAACGAGCAAGGAGAGCGCATCTGCGTAAGCGAG